GTCTTGGATATTTTGTGTAGTTGATACGCTAGTTACCTTGATAAATCCTTGTCCAGCAATGTTACGTTTTGGAGTATAACTAACTAAATTGGCAAGTTTGATAACGCTATCTCTACGTTCTGCGGTATCAATAAAGTTTTCACGGCTGTTTAAGTCATTTCTAAATGCAAGACCTTGGCCCATAAAAGCCATAACGTCAAGCAAGGCAATAAATTCGCTTGATTCTGTGTAATCGTTGAATGTTTCTGGGTAATATAGTTGAAGATAATCAATGAAACTCTTACGAAGGGTTTCATAATCGTAACTTTGAAAATTAGCCGCAGAATAGGTTTGGTATAATGATTGCCAATCATTAAGTCCAAATAATGCCGCTTGTCGTGAACTTGTTGCCATAGATACTCTCTTTTGATATATTTATCATTATCAAAAACTCGGTTTTTGATTAAACTACTGCGGCCGCACTAGTCGTTTGATTAAAAAATATACTCAATAGTGCTGGGTTATTGAAGGGGGCAACAGCCATTTCTATTTCAACTAATATACCATTTTCTTGGGGGAAAGCATTAACAGCATTTAAAATTATTCTAGGATCCTGTGAGGCAACTCGTTTAATTTCATTTTGAAGTTGAGTTTGAACATCAAATGTATTAGGGTCAAACAAGAAACTCCAAACTGTAGTACCATAATTAGGTTGGCCTACTTTTTCTCCTTGACGTATATTAAGAGCATTAATCAAGTCTCTTACGACTAAATCTGAATTTAATAATCTAAATTTTTTACCCGGATTAATTGGTTGTTGTAATCCTAAACCCCCGTCCAAACTGCGGGCAGCCAACCCAGATACATTATTAGTTGTCTGGGGTAAACAAGCGTTGATAGTACTAAATCCAATATATTGTGCCATACAGTATTTATTTCCTTATTTTAGCCTCCCGGGCCAATAATACCTGAGATAGAATTGTTAATTTCTTGGGTATTTGATGCTACAGACCCCTGTAATGATTCTAATGCAGTTGCATTTTGACCAGTTACTGTACCTAAAGCAGTCCCAGAAGTAGATGTTAAACTACTTAATGATCCAGGATTATTAACCAATGATGTCAACGAACTAGTTCCACTTAAACTAGTTAAGTTGCTAAGAGAACTAACGCTAGGTATACTTGAAGTTAATGATCCTGTTAACCCACTAGCACTAGATGCTCCTGAAGCAATTAATCCATTGATAGTTGTTTCGTTAGCACTTGAATTTGTAGAAGATGCCGTTTGTGATGCATCTGCTACAGAAGGAATGTCAACGTTTGTGTCTGCATTATATTGATCTAACAATGCCAAATATGCAGGATCACTTAGTGCGGCTAACCATGCTTGTCTTGCGCTTTCAATTCCAGGATCACCCTCGGGCAATGTTGCCAATGCGTTTTCGTAGGCTGTGTTTGCCGCATCAATTACATCTTGATATTGATTGAGTTGATCTTCAATATCAATTGCTTGTTGTTGTTCATTGTCTAATGCTTGAATATCATTTACAGCCTCAGTAGATATTTCACCTGTTAAATCAGGTGGGGGAATGCTAGGATCACCCAATACTGAGGTGATTTGATCGCTTATTGATGATCTATCTGTAGTGTTAAATCCAAATGTAGGCAACTGAATTGCCCCTGCTGTGCCTGAACTTAATGCTGAAATAGATGATTGTAATGATGCCGTATCGCCTACGCTTAGACCAGTACTTGCTAGACTTGACAGTGAGCCTAAACCACCTGGAATACTTGGCATTGGTAACCCGTTCATCGCCGCAGTTTGTGCAGAACCAATAAGTCCTGACAATTGACCTGCACCCGGAATAGAGTTAACAGCATTTGATGCGTTGTTTACTACAGCACCTGCAATTCCTATTCCACCGGGCAGATTACTCATACCACTAGCAAGGGCAGATGATGCACTTGCTCCGGCGCCTGAATTAATAATTGACGCAGATGCCGATAGTTGTGCCAATCCACCAGTTGCTAATGATGCGCCGGCGCCGCCCAATGCTGTGACACCATTTACACCTTTTTGTGCAACTGATAAGATACTAGCAGGGTTAGATGGATTAATTCCTGTTGTTTTGCTAATCAATCCTGTAATTCCACCAATAGCACCAACTGAAGCAGATGATGAATTTAATGGATTTGGAATAGAACCCAATGAACTTGATACTTGAGTTGCAAGTCCAGACACACCTGGTACGCTATTATTAATAGCACCTGAGATATTAGTAACTGATCCTAATGATCCTGTTGCAATAGATGTTGCTGAGGTTAAACCTGATACTGCATTTAATGCTCCGCTTACCAAACTACCCACAGAGCCACCAACAATACTGCTGACTCCTAATGCACTTGCCCCATTGATTAAACCTGATCCATAGACTGCACTGCCCGCAAGTCCACCTGCAACACCACCGGCAACTCCTGCTAATAGGCTACCAGCAGTGCCTTGTCCTGAAACTAATGCACTTGATACTGCTGAGGCTGCGGCAATCTGTGTTAGATTTTGTGGTATACCAGCCTGCATTGGCTTAAATTGTTTCTTAATTGCATTAAATGCTGAACCAGAAACACCTTGTGTTAGATTTAGCAATCCTGTTAATGATGGAACTGCTGCCATAGCATTTAATCCACTGGCAATGCCTCCTAGTCCACCGCCTGCCAGTGTTGCGACACCTGCGGCTGCGGCACCTGAACCAATAGCACCTAATGCTGATTGAGAAGTACCAATTGTAGTTATTGCTCCGCCGGCTGATCCCAAAGCACTTGATACCAATCCAGTTGCTCCGGCTGCCAATGTTCCTAATGCTTTAGAACCTGTCAATGCTGTTGTTACTGAACCTACTGCTCCGGTTAATGCTCTAGTAGATATTCCACCACCTGATATACTTTGTACTGCACCAACTGTTTGATTTAACCCAACTGTTGTAGCCGCATTTACTAGACCTGCAACTTGTGTTGGTGATTCTCTTCCTGTAATAACTCCTGTTAGTGTTAAGCCTGTTTGTGCTTGTTGCATGTTAGTTACAACACTAGTTGCTTGCGCAACAACACTTGATGTTAACTGTTGTAGATTTTTTGCACCCGGTGCACCTGCAAACAATGCAGAAGGCATTGCTTGACTAATATTGGCTCCTGATTGTACAAGACCATTAATAAGAGTATCTGAACCAGGTTTTAAAATACCGCTTGATGCTAGTTGACTTGGTGACTGTGCAAAAGCACCAACTGCGGCTACATTGCCTGCCGCAGTTGAAATTACGGCTGCACCTTGTTGTGTTGCTGCCGCTAATGGGCCTTCAGCCGCAGCCTGTGCTTGTGCGCCTAATACTGCGTTTGTAGTGCCTTGATCCATTGAATCAGATACAGCCGGAACATTTGGCGCACTTGCCGCTGTTGCTATACTCACTGGTGTTGGGTTAGTTGATGCACCTGCATCATTTGCGCTTGCAACTGCTGGACTTGGGGTAGGCGGTAAGTTTGCATTTGCATCTAAGTTTGTTTGTACGTTAACACCTTGGCCTGCGTTAGCCCATGGTGCGTGTGCAGGGGCACGTGAAGTAATTGATAATAACTTACCCGGAGCCGCACTAAACCCCGTTGATTGATCATATAGTGTATCAGTTTGTGCAAGAACGGGAATTGTTGCAACTTGTTCTGGTTGTGTACTTGCTGAACCTGAATTTAAATTTACTTTACTACCATTAATATATGCCGCACCACCTGCTGCCAATGATCCATCGCCCCCTGATGCTAATGCAACTGCGGCGCCTGCTTTGGCAGTAAAATTATTGATTGCTGACATTTGGATATCAGTAGATGCACCTAAAGCAATCTTTTGATCTGTATTGACATTAAAGTTTGTTGCTTTAAAGTTCATGTCTTTGACAGCATGAAGATTAATGTTATTGTCTGCGTGTAAGTTTAAGTCACCCTGTGTTCTAATATTAACTGAGTTAGTAGAGTACATATCAATTGTACCTTCTTTACCCAACTCAATATAACTTTGTCCATTACTGTGTAGTATCATTAATGTTTGACCATCGTCACTCATTAATATCTGATGACCCAATGCTGTTCTAATTCTGATAAGTTGGTCACGTCCAATAACGTCACCGTCGTCCATAACAAAACTGTGACCACCTCTACGTGCAACTACTTTTAATTTTTGTGCTTGTTCTTCAGTAAGATTACTTGCTACACTGGTATCATTATAACCACCTGAATAGATTGGTCTACCTGGCGTGCTTACACCCCAACCCACACGACTTGCAGCCTCACGTTGTGCGCTACTTGAAATAGGCCCACGAATAGGATCACGAATAACACCCTGTTGATTCATAATACTTGCAGTATAACTATGAACTGGTTTAGGTGCTGTGATAAAGTCTGGACTATTTGTTACTTTATCGTTGTTAGTGTTAATATTAGTTACAGGAAGTCTTACTGCACCACCATAACTTTGTGCTTCACCTTCGTTAGGAATAAT